AAAAAACTCAGAATGTTTTTTAATCTATAAATGCAATAAATATTATTTGAAGAAATTTTCGTTATGAATAGTAAAATAATAGTAAAAGAAGTATTAACATTTATTTGTTTGGGAGTATTATCCTGTAGTGTTTTTTTCTACATGGTAGTTCTTGCTACAATATAAAAGATGAGGTCGAGATTTTCGACTTCAAATAAGAATTAGAACCTAAGCATTCTCAGGCCGGTAAGGTGGTTCGGAGATAGTGGAAACTTCGTAAGTGGAAGCTAAGGGTAACTCCCTCTCTAAGAGACTCTGAGGTAGGAATGTTATGTGTGAGAGTTGCAGATAAGTCCCTGTCATTTAAGAGATGATATTCAACTGCATATACTAGAATGGTGATGACGATTCGTGAGAAGTTCGCAGACCTAAGATTCTAGGTATCGAAGTACAAGGACTTCTCACATGGTTCTTCTCAGAAAAGACTTTCAGTAGGGCAGAGGTCTTAGACTGCAATTGCGTGGTCAGTTTCCAAACCCATCATTATAAATATATCTGAATCGTTGCCCCCCTTGCGGGGCAGGATGTAGTTCAGTAACTTTTAAGACATGGGTGCGATTCCCATCAGCTCCACCAAGAAACTATGAACAAACTTAGCATCCTTGAAAGACTCCCATCACATCAACGCATGACTGCGAGAGATATGGCTGGGAAGAAATCAAAGAAACACACTAAGAAAATAACGGAACGCCACGAACATTTCAACAAGGATTGGGATAAGGATTTGTGGGAGTGAGTGATAACGAACAGGTCATAGTTTGTTGAGGGGGCTGAAATAGATTTCGATTAATCGATGAGAGTTCTACTGAGGTTCAAATAAAGTAAACGCAAATAACAGCGATTACACACCTGTCGGATATGTTGCACTTGCAGCATAACCATGACTGAGTTTTTTAGGGGTTGCACTTGGAAACAGAAGCAACCCCTTTTTCTGTATCTACATTTTAATATGAAGAAATCTAAAGTAGGAAAACGAAAGGGCAAGGGCTGGAGAAAGAAGTCTCCTAGATGTACCCTCTGCACCTACTACCGATGGCTCGGAAATTCTAAGGGCCGCAAACGGCATTCCTATTATCGCCAGCAACCTGCTGCGTGAGCCACTCACTTATCTACCACAATTTCCGCAAAAAATATCACCTCAAGGAAATCTGCAAACCTTATTATACCTACCATGATGGCCAGAAGTGGACTGTCTATACTACTCAGATAGTCTCAGGAGCCGCACCCCCACCCCCAAAACCTCAGCGTAAGCGTTGACAAGGGATCCCTTCTCTGAAAATTCTCTGGGCAGCCAGAAGCCAAAAAAATCCTTAAATACTTCTCTCATCAATCTCATATAAATATCTATTGAAAGGTAAAAGAGTATATGGATAATTATTTTATGGGCCAAGATGGCTTCAACTGGTTTATTGGAGTCGTTGAAGATAGAGCAGATCCTGAATTCGCAAGCCGTGTCAGGGTGCGATGTTTGGGTTATCACACAGCAAACAAGCAAAAGATTCCTACCGAAGATTTGCCTTGGGCATCGGTAATGATGCCAGTAACAGCAGGTGCTAATTCTGGTATTGGTGTTTCTCCCCATTTCCTGTTGGAAGGGACATGGGTGGTCGGTTTTTTTCGTGACCCTGCGAAACAAGAGCCAGTCATTATCGGTGCCCTTCCAGGCAAGAATACTAAAGAGTCTGATGATTATCCTAGTAACTTCACAGTTGCATCTTCAAGTAAAGTTGGAGGATTCTCTACTGCAAAGGATGGTGGGGGATTTGTAGATCCCAATTCAAAATATCCTTCAGAACTTTATCTTGACAAACCAGATACAAATCTTCTTGCACAAGGAACTAAAGAGGTAATTGATACTCACGCATCTAATGAAAAGAAACATACTCTCACAGAAGATTGGACAACCTCAACTGGTACTGCTAAACAACCTAAGTCTACTCAAGAAAATGCATTGTATCCTACCAACCATGTCTTTGAAACGGAGTCAGGACATTATATTGAATTCGATGATACGGCTGGTAATGAACGGATACACCTATTCCACAAAATGGGTACGTTCATTGAGATTGATAAGTCTGGTAATGTAGTCATCAAGACAGTAGGAAATGTTACCAATATAATAGCAGGGAACATGGACACCTATGTAACAAAAAATTACAACCTTTCAGTAGGTGGTACTATGGGGGTATGGTCTAAGGGTTTGATTACTGAACAATTTGATGCAGGAAGAAAGACTACTATTACAGGAACGGAAACTGTAGAAATATCTCTGGATGTAAAACAAGATTACTTAGCTAACCTAACCACTAAAATTACTGCACTTGGTTCTATTAAGGCCGATGGTGCAATGACAGTCGGTGGTTCCTCAATTAGTTTTAACTAATGTCTCTTGCAAGATTACAAGCATCACACACAATGACAACTGTTCCAGCTGCAGCAACAACTTTCACTAATGCTGGTGCAAAGACTGCTGGTGGTATGGAAAATGTAGGTACTGCAACAAGTAGTACTTTTACTATGGCTGAAACGATTCAATGTATTGACACATATAGTGTTCCTATTAATGATCCATCTAAACCCCCATATGTACCACCCAATGTTTCACCATATGATGGTACTGAAATAGGGTCAGTACCAGTTATATCTCTTACTAATATATCACTACCTACGCCTTGGACTGTTCCAGCTACAAGTAAAAGTGAATCTTTATCTGGTCTTGGTTCTGCACCTAACAATACTGCCGCAGGAACATTCACAATTTTTCCAGATGTAAAGATTATTATTAGTTCTGCTGTAGATGTTGGTACAGCTGGAATTGGTGTTGCTACAACTACTGCAACAATAACTGGGCCAGTAACAGAATTGGATGATTGGGTAGTGCCTTGGACACCTTCTGATGCACCCCCATTATTTGATGGTTCGGATTTTGGATTAGCAAGAAGTTCTGGTTATGGAAATACAGCAAAAGGTGGGCCGGGTATATTTTATATAACATTTACATTAGAGTTTTCATTGTCTGAGTTTGGAACCCCAACTTCACCAGCTGGTACACCACCTGTGCCTTGGGGGGGTTCCCCAGTTTCATTTGACTTTAAGATAGGTGTTATAAATAATTATGATAATGATAAGGTGAGATATATGGATGCATATGAAGCAGCATATAGTTCCCTAACTAAAGTTCCAGAACTATCGGAGTGGCAAACATAATGGCAGGATCATACGCAAGAGAAGGGGATCAAACAACTGGACATGGTTCATACCCCCCAGCAATATTTGAAACAGGATCATCTTTGTGTCAAAAAGCAACCATTGAGGGTAAACCCATGTTGACAGTAGATGTATTTTGTGGGCCCCATACTTCCCCATCACCATCTCCAACATTAGGTGGATACCCATTTAACCCTTTGGGTGGGAAAATTATTGAAGGTTCACCAACTTGTGAAGTAACGTGTGATGATGGTGTTAAAAGAAAAATCGCAAGAATTGGAGACTCATTAGATTGCGGTTGCAAGATAGTGGGTGGAGCAAAAACAGTAGGTGGTGGTGCTGGTGGATAATAATTAATAAATTTTAAATTGAGGTGATATGACAAACGAAACAACAGACGGACAAACTCAATCGATTGAGCGCCGTAAAAAATTAAATTTTTGGGCTAGATTTGCATTAAGTCTAGTAGTATTTGGAGCATTCTTTGTATTATTGTATTTACTATTCTTTCAAGAAGTAGGAGAAGCATACAGGGACATCGTAAATATTTTGATCGGAACTTACGTGGCTGTCCTAACAAAGACGGCTGACTACTGGTTCAAAGATAAGGATGATCCAGAACACAAAGAATCAGCCGCATTAAACAATAACGGAGTAACACCATAATGCCATGGGATGCATCAAGACAAAATGAGAAAAGGTCAAGTCGAGTCTACAAAGATTTGAACTTGAACTTTACTGCAAATCCAGTTACAGGAGATGTGGCTATGGTTACAGATGTTAATGCTGTTAAAAGGTCTGTTCGTAATTTACTATTGACTAATCATTATGACAGACCATTCCATCCAGAGATTGGTTCTAATGTTACGGCCTTACTTTTTGAAAACTTTGGGCCAATAACAGGAAATCAATTAGCAAGAACAATAGAAGAAATGATTTCTAATTTTGAACCAAGAGCTAGAGTAGAAACTGTAGAATGTTATCCTGTACCAGATACAAATACTTATGATGTCAGAATTTATTTTTATGTTGAAAATTTACCAGCAGAACTTATAGAATTTCAAACAATCTTAGAAGCGGTACGATAATATGGCTACAAATGCAAAGGGAAAATTAGAAATTACAGATTTAGATTTTGATACAGTCAAGGCTAATTTCAAATCATTTCTCTCACAACAATCACAATTTACAGACTATAACTTTGAAGGGTCTGGTATGTCAGTTCTTATGGATCTCTTGGCATACAATACTCACTATCTAGCATTCCATGCAAATATGCTTGCTAATGAAATGTTTATAGATACTGCATTAACCAGAGCAAGTGCTGTTTCTCATGCAAAGTCTTTAGGATATTTACCTTCATCAATGAAATCATCAAATACATATGTTGATGTTACGGTTACAGGTGTACCAACTTCACAATCAACCGTAGTCATGAGTGCAGGAACTATTTTTACCACATCTGTTAATGATGTAACATATCAATTTGTAACTATTGGGGATCATACCGCAACATCTGGTAATGGAATTTTTGTGTTTAAAGATGTTAGAATTTATGAAGGAACAAGAATCACTTATCAATATACAGTAGATTCTAGTAATCTTGAACAACAATTTATAATTCCTTCTGCTTCTGTAGACACTAGTACACTAATAATATCAATACAAACATCTACTTCTGATCTTACTACAGAAATCTATACCTTGAATACGGATTATACAATTTTAGATTCAACTTCCACAAAGTATTTTTTGCAGGAAGTAGAAGATGGTAGATATGAAGTATATTTTGGTGATGGTGTTTCTGGTAAAAAACCTAGTGATGGAAATATTATTATTTTAAAATATGTAGTTTCTAATGGAAGTATTGCAGATGGAGCAAATGCATTTATTGCAGCTTCAACAGTCGGTGGATATTCTAATGTTACTGCATTAGCATCAGCTAGTGCTTCAGGTGGTAGTGATGCAGAATCAGTAGACTCTATCAAGTTCAATGCACCATTAAAGTATGCGGCACAGGGGCGTGCTGTAACTCCCGATGACTACAAAGCAATTGTACCTACAGTATATCCCAATATCAAGTCTATACAATGTTGGGGAGGTGAGGATAATGATCCACCAATTTATGGAAGAGTATACATTGCAATAAATCCAAATACTGGAACATCCTTAACTACCACAACCAAA